CCTGAACAAGCAAGAAGATATATAACTATTAGAAGTGCTAGAGTTTTCCATGACAGAACTTTAGGTGCAAACACAATTCATAAATTCTCATCAGAAGATGAAGCAAGAAGTTTAGCAGTTTTAAAACAAGCCGAAGCGGCAACTGCAGACCACACTATATTTGATAGTTATTTAGCAAATTACACAGTAAATAGATAATGCCACTTATATCAAGAACCATACCTAATTTGGTTCAGGGAATAAGTCAGCAACCAGAAATTTTAAGATTAAATTCCCAAGCTACTTCCCAAGTAAATGGATTTTCTAGCGTTGTTGAGGGTCTCAAAAAAAGACCACCAACTACACATATAGCAAAAATTTCAAGTTCCTCTATAGGCAACGCTGCTGTTCACACAATTAATAGAGATGCAAGTGAACGTTATGTTGTCATAGTAAAAAATGGTTCTATTTTAGTTTATGACATTAATGGAACTGCAAAAACTGTAGTTAATCAAACTAATGCAACAAATTATTTATCATCATCAGACCCAAGAGCAGATTTCGTTTTGGTTACTGTTGCTGATTATACTTATGTTTTAAATAAAACTAAAACTGCTGCAATGTCTGCAACTACTTCTGCAGCTAAAGTTGAACAAGGAGTTTACACAGTATTACAAGGAGTAAATTCTACTAAGTATTCTATAACGATTGATGGAACGACTTATAATTTTACTTCTAGCAACACTGATACAGAAGCAATAAGAGATGGAGTATTTAGTGCAGTAGGAACTCCAACAAACTGTACTGTAACAAAAATTGGAAACTCTAGTTTCTCAGTAGTTAAATCTACTGGAACACTTTCAATGTCAGCATCAGATGGTTATGGAGATGATGCTTCACAAGTAGTTTCAGATAAAGTTCAAAACTTTTCAGATTTACCTAGTCCAGCAATTAACGATATGATTGTTGAGATTACAGGAGATGCAACAAATACTTTTGATAACTATTATGTTCAATATGATAGCTCAGATGATGTTTGGCAAGAAACAGTAGCACCTGCAACTAAAACTACTCTTGATAAAGATTTGATGCCGCATGTTCTTATTAGAACTGCAGATGGAAATTTTAGATTTACACAAGTAGATGGAAGTACATATACAATTTCATCTACAGATTATGATGTACCAAGTTGGGGATTAAGAGTAGCAGGAGATGTTAATTCTGCACCTGACCCAAGTTTTGTTGGTAAGAAAATAAATGACATATTCTTTCATAGAAATAGATTAGGTTTTATTGCTGATGAAAATGTTGTCATGTCAAGAAGTGGAGAATTTTTTCACTTCTTCCCAGAAACAGTTACAGATGCTTTAGATACTGACCCAGTAGATGTAGCTTCAACTTCTAAAAAGGTTTCAATATTAAGACATGCAATACCTTTTGATGAAGACTTACTTTTATTTTCTGACCAAACACAATTTATGCTTACTGGTGGTACAACTTTAACTGCCGCTAATGTATCAATTAATACATCAACAGAATTTGAAACATCTACTGCAGTAAAACCAGTTGGTGTTGGAGCTAATGTTTTCTTTGCTTTTAATAAAGGCAATTATACTGGAATTAGAGAATTTTTTGTAGCATCAGATACAGATACAAAGAGAGCAGATGATATTACAGCTAATGTTCCTAAGTACATTCCAAAAAATGTTTTTAAATTAGCAACAGCAACCAATGAAAATATTTTAGTAGCTTTATCTTCTGAAACTGCAGACCAAAATGCTTTATTTATTTATCAGCATTATGTATCTGATAGAAGAAGATTACAAAGTGCTTGGCACAAATGGACTTTTGGTGCAGCTAATACAGACAAAGTTCTAAACGTAGATTTTATAGAAAATACTCTTTACATAGTTAATGAGAGAAATAATGAAGTATTTTTAGAAAGTATTGATGTATCTCCAGCAGTAGTTGATGCTTCAGCTTCTTACTTAACGTATTTAGATAGAAAAATTCAAGATGATAGTACAGGTGTATCTTCATCTTACAATGCAGGAACTAACCAAACTACTTTTACAATTCCTTACGCAAAAACAAATACAATGAAAGTTGTTGGTAGAGTTGGTGGAAGTAATACTGCAGGACAAGAAATAGCTACAGTTTCACAATCTGGTACATCTATTGTTGTATCAGGAGACCATACAAGTTCTAACTTATGGTTTGGAGAACAATATGAATTTTCATTCGTGTTCTCACAACAGTTTATTCAAGTAGCTGACAGTGCAGGAAGTAGAATTTCAGTAAGAGAGGGAAGATTACAAATTAGAAATTGGAATGTTTCCTACAACGATACTGGATATTTTACTACTGAAGTTGTTCCTGTTGGAAGAAGTACATCAACGTCTTCTTTTACTGGCACAACGACTGGAAGTGGAGCTTTAGGAACTGTTAATCTTGAAGATGGAGATTTTACTTTTGCAGTACAATCTGAAAACGACAAGCTAACGATAACATTAAAAAATAATAGCCACTTACCATCAAACTTTATTAATGCAGCATGGCAAGGTTATTATGTTACAGCAACAGAAAGAGTTTAGTCATTTTAGATTAACTACTCTTGAAGATATAAAATATTTAGCACCAAGATTAAGACAAACAGATAAAGAAGAAATATTAGCAGGAATAGGTGCAACACCTTATCAAGCATTATTAATTGGATATTATAATTGTGTCATAGTTTTTACGATTGTGAACCCAAAGAATGAACCAGTAGGTATCTTTGGTGTAGCAGATTGTGAAGATGGCACAGGTACAATATGGCTTTTAGCAACTGATGGATTAGCAAAAATACAAATTGCTTTTCTAAAAGAATGTAGAAAAGTCGTAAACGTCTTAAACAAAAAATATAAAATTTTATGGAACTTTGTTGATTGTAGAAATCAACTTCACATCAAATGGTTAAAATGGTGTGGTTTCCAATTCATTAACAAAACAAATTATGGAGTTTTAAATAAACCTTTTTATGAGTTTATAAAAATAAATCATGTGTAATCCGACAGTAGGAATGATGGCAGTAAGTGCTATCTCTGCAGGTCTCCAATACCAAATGGGGAAAGCACAGCAAGAAGCAGCTTATACCGCACAGAAAAGAAAAAATGAACTTGCAAGAAAAAATGCAATTATTCGTTATGCGTCAGCACAATTAAAAATTAGACAGACTTTAAAGAAAGCTGCACAAAAAGATTATGTCGGCACAATGAAAGCTAGACGTGCTAGAGCAACATATATCGCAGGAGTTGGAGATGCAGGTGGATTAGCTTTATCAGGTTCAGTTAATTCTTTATTAGCTAACTATTATAGAACTGAGGGTAATTATAGAAATGCCATTAGAAATAATATGGCAATTAATATTTCACAATTTGAAAGAAATTTAGAAGCTATTCAGTTTGGACAAGAAAGTCAGTCAGTTTATGTAACACCACCAAATCCAAGTTTACTATTTGCTACACAAGCAATGAATGTAGCTAACACTTATTATTCTTTGCAATGGCAAAAAGAGAAATTAGGTTTGTTGTCAAGTAGTGACAAAAAAGAACAAATTGAGAGTGTGGAGAGTATTGAAGTATAATGGCTAAGAAGAAATACGAAGCTCCTAAATTAGATTTAAAACCTGAAGAACCTGAAGTTTTATCTAGAGATTTTAATTTATTTTATAATCCACAAGAAGAACCTTTACCTGCAGGATTAAAAGAGTTTGCTAATTCTCTTGAAAGTTTTTCTACAAAAGGTGCAGTTCAAGCATCATTACTTTCTGAAACAAAACTAAAGAAAACTGAAAGTGGTAAGGCAATTAAAGATTATAACGATTTACAACTTAAATTTAGAGATGCAGTAAAAGATGGAAAAATAGATAAAAATGCTAATCCATATTACTTAGAAAAATATAAAAAATTAACACTAAACTCATTTGCTAATGAATTTAGCGATAGAGTTCTTAAAAGATATAATGACCTTAAAGTTGGAGAAAATATAACTGAGGGAGCTTTTGAAGATTTTTATAAAAAAGAATTATCAAAATATATTAAGGAAAAGAAATTAGGTTTCTTTACACCTGAAGAATTAGAAGAAAGTTTTTTTAAAGAAACTTCAGAATATAGAAATCAATTAGAAGCAACGCATAAACAAAATCTATTAGAAAACTTTAATAAGAGTTTTGATGAAAAACTTAAAAATAGAATTACAGGCATAATCACAAAATTCAAAAACTACGACAGTGGGTTATTAACTGCTGATAATAGTGACGCTGATAAATTTGATAAGATTGCTGAAGCATTACAAAAAGAAATTGGCGATTTAATTAATACGACAGGAGATGGTAAAGAAACGATTGATACTATCTTTGATGGTATAGAATTATATGTTGAAACAACTGATGATTATGAATTTGCTTTAGAATTAATTCAAAAACTTCCTAAGCTATTAATCGGTGGTACTGACAGTATTGAAAATATAGGCAGAATTAAAAATAAAACAGACGAATTAACTTTAAAACTTATTGAAGCTCAAAATGAAAAATTAAAAAATGAAGCTGACTTTGAGAACAATAAAAATACGACAGAACAAATTGATACTTATAATTGGTTAAAACAAGAACAGGCGAATAATC